CAAACCCAAAAGTAGGGACAGCCTGAACGATGTAAGTTGCATCAAAATTGTTTCCTACTCCTGCAACAACGATCGTTTGACCGATCGTGATGTCGGTTGCCTCAAGAGTCTGGATCACGGCGTAGTCGTCTACACGTTGTGCGTGCGTGACGGTGAATACGGCCATGATTCAGATCCTCTCGAAGTTTCCGTCTATCAGACGAAAGCAGCCTTGATGGTGAGGGTGGGGTCAATGACCTTGGATGCCCAGTAGCCACGGAACGCGATTTGGCGTGAAAGCTGTGAGGGCATTTCAACGGAAATTGCACCCTTCGCCATTTCGTAGTTTTCAAGTGCACGGGGGTCAAGGATGGTCATGCCAGCCGAGGTCAAGTTGCGGTCAACGACGACGCGCAAACCGAAAGCAAACGCGCCCTGTGTCGAAGCGACATTGAGCGAACCGTATGCGTTCATTGGGCCCACCTGTGGGAACAACGGACGGTCAGCAGTATCGGACAAACTGCCCATCAACTTCCAGACGTTCGGTGACACAGCCAAGATGGACGGCAAGTTGCCATTTGAACCAGTCAAGATGTCAGCAGCTGCGGTGTACATCCACTCAACCCAGTATGCCGGGTCAGCAATTGATGCGTTAGCAAAGTTGTTGCTGTTGGTGGTGCCAGTCTGCAATTCCGAGCAGGCGAGCAAGTCGGTGCGGTCTGCGTACACGCGAGCCATGTCGTCAAGCAACGGTCCGAGTGCTTCAGGCTGTGACCAGTCGATTGCGGCTTCGCTGATTTCAACATAGCCACCCTGAATGGTCTTGGTGATCTGAATGTCGTCAATGCCGAAAGCCGACGCGGTGATGGTCGTGTTCTGTGTGGCAGTACCCACTGATCCATGGACATTCACTACAGGTCTGATGAAAACTGAGCCTCCCTGCGGCATGGGTCGAAGCGTGGTTGCATCCACGAGAGGGCGCGAGCCGACAAACGAGTTGAACACATTTTGGATGATGGGGGTTGGGATCACACCGGGGATGTCAGGCGTGGTCACGTTAGGAGCTGCGGCGCGAATGTTTTCGTTGAGTTGTGCGAAATCGCTTCCTCCACGAACGAAAGCCGAAATGTATTCGGACATTGACGGCAATTTGAATTCGCGCTTGGCGGTTGCATAGATCGGTTGAGTCGCGATTGCGGCTTCAACGCTTGTGGGTTCTGACATGGTTTCATCCTCCTCGGATGGTGTTGTTGGGGTTGTTTCTGTTGGGATTTCTTCTTCGGGTTCGTCGGCCTGAGCAACTAGGTCGCGTATTTCTGCGCCCGAGAACGCTGGCACGGCGACCAAAGACAATTCGACTAGCGAAGCACGGGTGACGACGGTGGCTTTCAGTTCTTTGTCGTAGTACGACTCCTGAACCTCGGCACCAACTGAGACTGCATCGTAAGCACCTGAGCGGATCAGTTCTACGGCGTCCGCGCTGGCTCTCGTTTTTGCAAAGGTCGCAGTAAAGCCCAAGCCCTCCTCAAAATCGGCGAGAGCGTTAACGGTTCCGCGTAACTGTGTGAGGTCGTGCCCTTCTATGAGCTTCGCGGCCTTCTGATTGATATCAAAAGCGCCTCGCTCAAATGCCACACGCTGACCGCCTAAAACGGTTGCGGTGACTGGTGCCCACGGAACTGCAATGCCAGAGATTGACGCAGGTGCGTCCTCTTCTGATTTTGCAAAGTCAACTGTGGGTAGATCGGCTGTAAGTCGAATCATGCCATTTCCTCTGATCTGCGTTCTTCTGCTGACGGTTCGTAAGCAACGCTTGTTAAATCGTTCTCTGCTAAATAGTCGTCAATGTCAAATTCGACATAACGGCCACGGGGCAAAATGTTGTTCATTGACAATGTTTGTTCAATGCAATCCAAATATTGTTTTGCTCCGAACAAGTAAAGGTCCTGTCGTGCGGACTGTGCGTTTTGGTAGGTGTAGCCCTGTACGCCGATGCCCAAAAGGTATGCGGGAATTCCAGTGGCCCGAGACAGTTCAAGTGCTTGAAATTGACGCGACTCAATCAGTTGCAACTTGTTCGGGTCACTGGAGAACTCTTTGAAAGTCACGACGCTGTTAAGTGCGCCAATGGCACCAACTTGTCGAGCGTTACGCCAAGCAGCTGCAAGTTCTGAAAGGTCTTCAGCTGACATTGGTTCGGATGCGTCGGTTTGCTGAAGCCACCCGGCAGCAATCTCATTGACAGCAAAACGATCCGATGCTTGTTGCAGTTTGATCGCTGTAGCAATTGCGCGGTTGCCCGTATAGAGCAGACCTTGCGACGGTGCCAAGAATTGGATGACGTCATCAGTGTTGAGTTGGACGCCGTTGAACATGATGTCATTGGATGGTCCGAAACGCTGTGCGGTCTGTTGGTCGCCCAGACTGACCATTGCGGCGGGTAGCCACTCAAACGAAAGCGGACGGCCAGTAGCGGACGACCGTGAGGTGACATACCAAAAGCCCTGCCCCCACAAAATGAGGTCGGTTACGAGCTGAGAGAAAATGAAGTTTCGAGTCACGCGAGGATCGGGCTGATCCATCCACGATTCGTTCTCTAAATAGATTTCTTCATAATCCTCACCCGTCCACTGGGTGGTGTAATGCTTAAGTTCCAAGCAGCCGACCATTGACGCGATCATCTGAATTGAACGCGAAATGGTCGGCACAGACAGAGCGAGTCGTTGCAACTCCCCGACAGAGTACGCGTAAAAGTCGCCGATCTGTGCAGCTGAACCAGCTGCTGCCTGAACGGGAGCAGACGCAAACGCGGGGGTCGCATTAACTTTCTTGCTACCGAAAAGAGCCATCGCTCCCGAGTCTCTCACAGATATTTGTTGTATGTAAGTACCCCTAGCCAAAAGCGAAAGCGGCACGCGACGACCGCACTGGTTTGGACGCAAGCATGATGCCCCACACTGCACACCGAGCGAGTTCTATGGGTCCGGGTGACTTCTGCGAACTGAGCACGATGGACCCGCCCGTTTTGACGGCCACGGCTCGGGCGAGATGTTCGGCCAGTGCAATGTCGCCAGTGTGGTTGACGCGATCCTCAACGATCATGGCACGACAAGCCGCAGTCCATTTCAACAACTCGGCGTAGCCGACGATTTGCATCCGACGACGCAAGTCTGGGGGACAGTGAATTTCTAGCGATGGGGTGACAGCAAGTTTCACGGTTTGGTCGTGCATGATCCGCACAACTTCCTCCCACATTTGTGCAGCCGACTCGACAACGAACGCGACCGAGACGATGACGCGACCGTCGTCAAAAGCGGTTGAGATTCCGACGTACCGAGAGTCGTCAACCGATGAGTCAATGGTGAGCCACTGAGTCGGCGGCGCTGGTCGGTCGGATTTGCGGTCGTTCCACAAGTTGATCGGCAAATAAGAGTTTGTCGAATCAACCCACAGATTGAGGTGGCCACGAATGAACGCTTGACGGTTCGGCGAGTCGTAAGCCAACTCCAAAGCCTTCGCTGTGATCGTCGTCCCCAGTGCTGGGTTAGCCCATCCCCAGTGCGACCGATCTTCAAGACTCACACCAGGCGGAAGTGACCACTCAGCAAAATACAGCGCCGTCGGTTGACCCGAGTCAATAGCTGCGATGCCCTGTTCTCTAAGTTGCAAAAGGACGGTACTGCCCTGATCGCCTGCTGTGCTAAAGAGCATCATCATGGGATTCTTGACCGCGATCTGTGAAGGCCGCAGTGCGGTGAAAACAACGTCGGGACCAATGTCCCACACCTCGTCTACCAGCAAAACTGATGCCGTTAATCCGTGCGCGTGAGCTGACGCGGCAACAACCGAGATGCTTGAGCCGTCTGGGAAGTTGATCCGCTCGTCACCGTTCTGCCAACGAACTTTGCACTCAAACTTCTCGTCAAGGTCGCGGACAACATCCCGAAACAAGGCCATGCTCCGACGCTTTTGGTTGGCCACAATGACAATCGTCTGAGGTTCACGGCGTGCAGCTGCATACTCGGTCGCCATAAACCCAGCGACCGCTCGCATTACAAGGCTCTTGCCGTTCTGTCGGGCCGTACTGATACAAGCCTCACGGAACACAAAGTCGCCGTCGGCATCCACAGTCAACGCGTCGTTCACAATCCGTTGTTGCCATTCCATGAGCTCAATATTGAGCACGCGCTTCGCCCACGCAGTTAGGGCAGGACCAAAACTCTCACCGGGTGGAACAGGCGTTACCAACCTCGGCTCGATACGACCAGATATGACTGAACTACCGCTGGTTCGGGCTGGTTCCTGCTGGTTCAGGCTAGTTGAGGGTATTTCGGGAT